ATAGGCCGCTTCCTCATCAGCCGCGTTGGCTGCCCGGGCCGAAATCTCCAGACCCGCTCCGATTCGCTCCGGTACGTCGATCGCAATCGGACTGGCGTTCCCCTGCGCCCCCGATCGCCATCCATTCTCCGCAATTACGAACCAGCTGGTCGCGTCGGGCTCGGTCGACCATGGGCTGTCGATGGTCAGCGTAGTCGCGGTATTACTGACGACAGCCCGTTCCTGACCTGCGCCCGTCCCCCGTGTGACGCGAACCACAGAAGACTAGTATTGGTTGACATTCAACTGAAGAGTGGAATTGCCAACTGTTGTCGCTGAATGAACAGTTACCGCCGCCTCCGGCAGGAACTCCCACCGCCAGTCGATGTTCACATGGTCGAACTGCGGGTCCGGTGGCAGCAGCGTTTGCGCCGGCAATCCTGTATCGGTGAATGCGGGCGACAGAGCCTGATTGGAAGCGATGCGAAACAGCGATGCAGGCGTTGTGCCTCTGTAAATGTTGAAACCGGCTCCGCCAAATGGCACTGAGATACCCTCAAGCACCACCGAATTCGTATTTGTCGCCTCTGCGATGGACGCCTGCGCGACGAATGACAGGGAGCTTTCACCACCGCCGCTATCGATTGCACTTACCGCATAAAAGTAATTGACGCCGCCCGCCAGCGTTCCTCCAGTTGTACTAACAACAGGTGAGAGCCCCAGCAGTGGCGCCGTCAAGGTTCCGATCGTTCCCGAAGGAGCAGTGAAAGAAATCGTCAGCTCAACTTGAGTCGACCCGTCGCTGCCTGTCACTTCAGCTTCAGTAACGCCAAGCTGCAGGTTTCCGTTCGCATCAACGATCGTTCCTGCGACAGGCGCTGGAATTCCTGAGCCCTGTCCTGTCTGCCTTCCAAGACCGCCAGTGATACCCGAGGCGGTATCCGAATACCAGGCGTCGTCATGAAACTGCGCGGTAATTGTCGCCGTCCGAAAACTTCCGCCGGGCACGATCTTCACAATTCGGAACGGCGTTCTTTCCAGATTCTCTTTTTGGTAAGTAACGGTGATCAGATCGCCTGGCATCAGTCCGAGCGCTTTCACGCTGGTCTGGAATTCGATGAACGTATTTCCTGCAATCGAACGATTCAGGCCCAGCAGCAGCATCCGCGCCGCCTGGTTGAAAGTCGAAATCCCGACAGCATCCCAGGTCGCTGCAATCTCCTGCCCGCAAAGATCCACATCGTCTTCATCCGCCAGAGAGAGGCTGTCCTGCTGATACTGGTTGAACGAATCCTGAAACTCGATCGACAATCGATTCGGCGTATCCTGTGCGGCTTTAGCGGACAATTTCACACTGGCGCTGCCATCGCTGTTGCGCGCGATTGAGGTCGCATCGAATTCATAGGCAGGCCAGCCACCGTTAAACGGAGTCTGCGCGTTGCTGCCCGCGGGGAGAGCCGGTTGCTGCAGTGCGAACGTATTCTCCACTCGTGCCTCGAGCAGCCCGCTCGAGTTCAGCACCAGATAAAGCCGCGAACCGTTGCGAATCGAACGCACAATGGCACCGGCGCTCTGGCTGTCTTTCAGCGCAAACTGGCATTGAAATCTGGGAAGCTGTACCGTTCCGCCTACAGGATCATCGACGGTTATGAGCTGATCCGCATAGGCCGCTGCCACGGCAAAACTGGCCGTTTTGATTTCATCGAGGGTGTAGCCGCTTCGCAGCAGTACGTCCATCAAAACCCACGCCGGATTGCTTGTGAAAAATTCACCGAGGTAGTTACCGCTCGCATCATACTGATACAGCTGCAGGCCCTGCATCAGCACTTGCACGGTCGGAATGCTGGTACCATCGTTGATCCGGTTCGGCACAACGACAGAAAGATAGGCCATGCTGCCATATGGATCACCCAGCGGCACGCCGTTCGCATCACCGAAGTTGGGGTCCTGTATGCCATTCCGGGAACCTGCACTGATCAGGCTGTACCAACCAGTCGAAGTCATGTTCGTTCCGTTGACGGCTTGCGGAATTTCGATGTCATTGACCAGCACTGTGAGAATTCCCTCGATGGGGCCCATCCCCAGCAGCACTTCGAGCCGTGTCAGATTTCCGTCGTTGCGGGAGAACACAACATCGGGCAAATGCCACTGCGTGCCGTACACCAGCGGCACAAAATCGTTGTAGCGGGCAGTGTTGTCCTGCACCGCCGAAAGCTGTAAGTTCTGCTGCCCCGCCCCGCGCACCAGAATCGTCGGCGGAACATATTCGATTCCTCCGAAACGCCCAGTCGGGCGACCGCTCGTATCTGTCTTGAACATGCCACGCTGTTCGCAATCTGATCGAGTGTAGGCGCACGTCGTGAATGGAACATTCCCGTTCAGGTTTCCCACTCCGTTCGTCTGATCGGGCGAATAGCCGCAACGGTAGAGAGGAGAATACATGCCTCTCGGCCCTCCGTCGATCGCAATCAGCCTCTGAGCCGCTGTTGAAGGGAAACGCCAGGGACACATCCGCTGCACCCGCACTTCCGGCACGACCGTGCGCTGCATTGACATGCGATTCATCGCACTCAGCCGAAAGATCGTTTCCGTGATCGTGTCCGGCGGATTCATCAGGCCATGGAAAACAACGGTCGTGTCGGTAGTCGCGCCACCTGCCAGCAGATCGAAAAAGACGGATTTCACAGTCAGTTGCGCGCCTTTGAAACCCGTCTGACGTTCGATCTCCGAAAGCTGCGAATCCGCATTCGCCAGTTCAAAGGAAAGCTTCGGCGCACCGCCGACCTGCATATCCGAAGCCAGTTGTGCTTCGAATAGGTTATGACGCACCAGCCGGCCTTCGTACGCGATTCCGCTCCACGTAACGCTCTGACTGCTCCAGTGCTGTACGGTTCCATCGGACAGCGTGCAATCGAACAGGAATAGCGGCGTATCCGCGCTGAGTTGTTCTTTGGCTATTAGTGCGCTTTGCATTCCCCTCTTTTCAGACCTGTGTCTTTCTCTAAATTCGTGATGTCAGCACGATGTCGCACGAGGACAACCCAACACTCGTGCTCGTAATCGTCAGCTCATCGCCGCCGAAGTAAGTCTCTTCATAAATTCCCGCTGCTGTTTCTGTCTGCTTATAGCCCGAAGGATACGGCTGCACCTCCACCTGCAAACCCCAGATTCTTACGCTTTGCCCTGCCGCGACTACGATCGAAAAAGTCGACTGGTTCGCACCACTGACCCCTTTGCCGCCCATATAAAAGCGCTGCCACGCAGGTCCGATTCCGCAGGTAACGGAGGTCCCGTCGCGCTGCAGTGTCACGGTTCCGGCCCCATCGGTCGATATCCACGCGCTGAAGCAGGCGACGTAATCTCCCGGCACTCCGAGCGTCTGCTGCAGCGTCTGCCCGCCAGGGTTCCCGTTGGTCAACGTTGACGCGCGCGTTGTACCGAGTGGGTCTGCGGCGCCAGCCGACTGCGTCATCAATCCCAGTTGCCAGTCCGGTCGCGACAGATCCTCACTCCAGCCCAGCAGATTCGCCATGGGATCGATCAACAGAAATGGCGCGAACTGCCCCTGTGCCGCCACAAAGAAACTATTCAGTGTCGCGACTTCCGCATCAGACAACTCCTGCAGCGAAAACTGCCAGTCAATTTGTCCTGCGGTCGCATCCGGCAACTGAATCGTCTCGCTGTTCTCCATCCGGTTGGAAATCGATCGCCACTTTCGCGAGCGCCGAACCGGAAACTGCGTGATCGATCCGCTTCCGATCTGAGGAAACGCGCTCATGCGATCTCCTCAATAACGATCGAAGCCTTCCCGGTCATCTCGCCCGTCATAGTCGCGTCGAACTGATCACCGCTGATCATGCAATTCGGCACCGCGGTCCCGGTTGACGGGTCGGTGAACGAAAATGTCGCGCTGCCCTGAGCGTCGACGAAATCGCTCAACGCGCTCAATTCTGTTTCGTCCAGTTGATCGAGCTTCACTGTCCAGCGCCGCAGCCCGTACCCGTTTAACCGAAACTTCTGCTGGCTCCCGTCCATAAACCGCACGGCCTGGGTCGAATACCGAACGCTTTTCCCAAGCGGATACTGCGCGACCGCCCCTGTTTTCAAAAGCGGAAAAGTCATAGATTCGCTACCACGTCATTGATCGGATGCAGGTTCAACATCGCCTCCCGTACCGCGCTCGCAATGTCGGCGCTGCGATCCATAAACGACTGGCTGTCCATCGCGCTCACATTCACCGTCACCTGTGGTGCGACCGCGGCCTGGCTTGAGCCTGTCGATGCACCGCTGCCGTTCGCCGGTGCCGCGTTCGCCTTTTGCGATCCGACCGCTGGGGCCGTCAACGCCCCGCTGATTGACACCGGCGATGGCGGTACGTATATCGGCAGCGGCGCCGGCTTGGAACTCCCGCCGAACAGACTCGCGATCCCCGAAATCAGCGGCGATAACAGCCCCAGACCGCCGCCGAGAAAACTGGATGCCGTACTCGCAATCGATCCCGCCGTCGAATGTCCCGACTGCGCCGAAGTATTTCCCTGGATCGCCTGCGTGTTCGCCGTTATCAGCGCCGCCTGCTGTTGATACGCCGATTGCAGCTGCGATATCTGCTGCCCCGCCTGCGACAGCGACGTAGACAGATCGCCGCTGCTGCTAACGCCCACTCCAATCGTCGGCGCCGCCGGTATTCCCCGGCTTCCTCTTGGCTTGATTGCCTGAAATGTCTCTTCAACGCTGCGATGTGCCATCCCGTTCCTCGCGCTCCATTTCGTCCCGCAGTATCAGAAATCCGTCTACCTTGCGTGCCTCGGTCTCCAATGAATCGGAAACCCCCAGCCGCCTTCGCACAAAGAATTCCTCGACCAGCGCCAGACTGTCGCCCGTGATATACGACTTGGGACATTCCTCCGTCTGCGCATGCTTTCGTCCCCACACCAGACGAGGTTCGCCCCGCATCTCAGCTGGCAGAAACCCGCACCGCCGTTTCACTTCCAGACCGTGCCGTCGGCAGCTGTCGCAATTCCACCCGGCACGGTTCGCAGCCTGCTGTGTGGCAGTTACGAAATGAAATGCGACTGTCAGTTTTTTCTTTCGTTCTCGCTCAGCCCGCACTCGGTCTTCACTGCAGCGAGCGCTTCCGCGAATAACTCCTCGGGCCCGATCTCGATCAGGGATTCCGCCGTTGCCGGCGCGCCGTCCAGTTCAAGGCCCCGGATCTCCTCGATCCCCCAGAGCAGGTAGAGTCTGTCGATCTCTCCGCCGAGCAGACTCGCCTCCATTTCGTTGCGCGCCTCGCGGCCTGCTTCGAAAAACTCGAGCCTCGCCGCCAGATCGCGCACTCTCCGCATCAGTTCCAGGCGCCGCCCGAAGCTCATCCGCGCAATCACGAATTCCACACCCGGGTGCGTCTCCGACGCGATTGTTCGCCGGCTTTCCCATAAGACGGCGGTTTTGCACGGCGTCATCCGAAAGCCACCACGATTTCGTTGTCGATAGTGCCCTGTGCGCGCGTGTCGCTGAACTTCCACTTCAGCCTGTTTTCCGTGTCGTCGAATTGAGGAACATCGGGCACCAGGCTGGGCATATAGATTCCCAACAGCTGTCCGTTCAACTGTCCAAGCTGGAACATCACGCTCATCGGCGCTTGCATCCGCGCCGCCTGATACAAGGCAAGTGTGGCCGCATCGTCCTGACCGAACAGTTCCAGTGTCACTTGCACGGCGCGCGCGCCCGGCGAAATCGCCTGCGGCAAAACAGATCCGAATTCGTTGTCGCGAGTGCTCAGATTGTTACTGATATCCACCGACGCCGCCGATACCGTAAAGAACTGGGTGGGTAGCGCACCCAGCCACACCTGGCCGAGATTCCCGGGAACTGGCGAATAGTCAAATGCCATAACCGATGGCTCCGTCGGAAATGTCGGCGCGCCCCCCTGTCCCGGTGTAAACGACACGCTGTCGATGATGTCCTGAGCGTTTCCCTTGAACTCAAATTCGTGGAAATCGCCGTTGAGATTCACCGACATCTTGTCCACTGCGCTGCCCGAGAGTACTCGCTGTGCCGCCGACAATGGATCCCAGTAATCGAACAGACTCACGCTCGGCAACTCTGACGCCAGGCTGTAGGTCGCGGTCGGACCGATCGAGTTCGTTGCCACCGGCGCCGTCGAGAATGGCGCATTCAATGCGACTGTTGATGCATCTGTCACCGTGGCCACGAATCGAATCTCGCCGTTGAAAGTAATCGCCTGCCCGACAACAAGCCCGTGCGGCGTCGTGAATTTGATGCTCGTCGCATCCCCGCCATCAGCCGTCGTGCTTCCGGCCCACAATGACGGCACACCACCCATGGCCGCCTGCACCAGCGGCCCTTGCGGCGGAAGCGTCGTCGTGTCAGCCCAGTCCATCATGTAGGACGTCAGATCGAACGTCGTTTGCAGTCTCATGCCCGCCGGCATGCCTGCCCACGTGCGGCTTCCCGTCTTGTCCTTGCGCTGGCTCTTTGCCCTCTGCTGCTGCGCGGTCAGTTTGACTGCGGGTATACGGTTTACCGCTGTAATCGCTGGAATCTGCCCGTACGCGGTCTCCTGCGCGCAGTACCACCGATTCGCCTTCGATGAAATATATGCCATAGCTATTTGCTGACCTCCACGTCAAAACCGACCTTCGCTCTTTGCAAAAAATTCCTGCCCCCGCGCGCGACCGGCTCGTAAGCCACGTCGTAACCGCCCGTGTAAAATGCCCCGCTTCCCCAGTCGCCGCGCGATTCGTCCAGCAACGCGCAGACAGCGTCCACGTAGGCCTGCAGATTCGTCTCGATGGTGTCCAGACCATCCTGTGACTGCCTGACTTCCACCACCATGTGCGCCTTGCCCGAAAACTGGCGGAACTTCTCTTTCAGCGTGTTCGACATCTTGTCGCAATAAACCAGCAGCGCGGGGTATTGTGCCTGACCGGCCTTCTCGCTGATATCGGCACTCACGTTCTGCGTCAGTATGGTCCGGATTCCTGTCGCCTGCACGGTGTTATCGCCCTGCGCAATCACGTTCGCCCGCACCGTCACGCCATCGGTCGTCGAGCTCAGTCGCGAAACGACAATATCCGTCAATGTCCCGATTAGTCCCGCCATGTGGTCAGCCTCTCAGAATTGTTCTCGGTACCGCTCTTGTGAAATCCGGCTCCTGGCCCCTGCCCGGCAACATCCCGGAAGTCGTCTCCCCCGGCACGTACAAATAAGACCCCGCCGCCGGCAGTGGCACGTTGTTCTGCCGCCACATCGCTTCGAGCGACGCACCCGCATAGACGATGAATCCCACCGCGTTCGAAGGTGCACCCGTCACCGCTACCGTCATCAGGTTTCCATCGCTCACAGTGATTGAAGATGCATACGAAGGCAGCCCTTCCTGTCCCGCCGCATTCACCCACGCCACGCTCGCGTAGAACGTCCCGCCCGCCTGCGGCCCCTGCGTGGTCGACAGCACCGGCGGCGCCGCCTGTTTGATCGGATCGCTCACCAGCCCGATACCTGTCGCGAGGAAACCCTCACGCACATCCCGCGCGAGGCTCGTATACTCCTGCCACTTGGCCTGATAGCGGTCAACCAATTCGCTGAAATACGCATCGCGATAAACCAGCGCGAGCGCATGCATCGTCTCCCAGCGCTTCAAAGGTGCCGTGACCACCACCTGCTCCATCCGCAACGTTGGTCCCCAGATGAGTTCCAGTGCCGGCCGCGGCCTGTTGAGCCAGAGCTGCAGATCCGTGCGGATCTCCTCCATCGCCAGCCGAAGCTTCGTCGATACGTTGATGCCAGTGTTGAGCGCAACATCCAGCAGGCCGGCGTCCTGATCCGTCAAATCCGAAATCGTGCACGCCGGCCCATCCACGAACAGTGCCATCGTTTAGCTCCGCTCTTTCTGTTTCCGGAGATCGTGCGAAGGGATGACCATCACCTGTACCCGTTTCGCTGCTTCCGTCTCTTCGTGGGCCACCTTGGCCTGACGATTGGCTTCATGAAACTCCGCAGCTTCCTCAGCGCTCGCCACCCGCGCCCGCTGTTCCGCAATCAGCTTCGCCGCAATCGCGCGCGGAACTTCCGTTCTCACGCCCTCCTTACCGCCTTCACTGGTTTCGAGGCTGACCATGACGATGTGCTCGCCCGTGAGCGTCGCGTCGGCAGCCCGCACTTTTCCGTAATAAGACCGCAAATCCATCGATTCCTCCTCTGCTTATGAAAATGGGGCGGGCCGCCGGATTTCTCCAGGCAACCCACCCCGTTACTCGCGACTTCAGTCGCGGTCCTTTCAAACGACGACTAGCTGTTGACCTGAACCGCGAACCCGTTCCGCAGAATGGCGCAGCCGTAAAGCACGTCAACGGTGAACTGCTGAGACAGCGTGTTCGGCTGATAGCTCATAGTCACGCGCATGCCGAAGTTGCCCAGTTCGGCGTATTCGGCAATCGCGCCCGTGCCAGGCAGCGGCTGAGGCAGGCGGCGAACCACCAACCCGATCGCATCTTTGCAGAAAGCAAGGTTGTGGGTCCCCACCGGTGAGCTGCCCGTCTTCGAAACGTACTGCGAACGGAAAACAAAGAAATCTTTGATCTTCCCGATTGTTCCGTCGACCATCGCCCGCAGACCCGCGTCGCCGGTGTTCTGGAATTCGCTGAAACGCGGAATCTGGCGCATCTGCGAATAGGTATTGCTGTCGACGATCAGATACTTCGGCGCGCTCGACGGCACCTTCGCCTGAAAGAGCGTCGTTTCCGCCTGGTCAAGCACTGCCTCCGTGATCGGCGTGCCGGCGGTCCCGAGCGGCGTATTCGCCGAGAAACCTGCATAAAGAGCCAGAAGGTCGCTTTCGATCTTCTCAGCGATCGCAACCACCGCGGGCTGCATATAGACTTTCAGCAGATCCGGCACCGCGAGGACTTTCGTCACGTCCGGAATCTGGAAAGTGGCTTCAGCGTGCGTGTTCAGCACGATCTGCGCGTT